GCCGCCCGCGGTGGTTGGGTGCGGGGCGCATGGCCGTAGGGTGAGGGGTTGGGTTTGGGAGGGGAGCGGGGCGTCTGTGCGGAGTGCCGTCGCCGTGGGCGTTCGTGGCTGAGCGAGCGGTGTACTGTCCGCATCGTCGAAGCCGATCTGTGTACGTGCGAATGTGGAAGGGCGAGGGCGTTCTTCCCGTGACGCTGAGCGCGCGAAGCGTCCGCCCTGACAGCATGAGCGTTCTTGGTTTTGATCTTGATTGCGTTTGAGATGGATATAGTTGTTCTTGGCCGATGTGCTGACGCCGCATGGAGGGGCAGGGGGCGGCGGGCGTACTCGCACCGTCCGACCAATGACCCTTACCGGACGCGGCGTCAGCACGAGGGGAGGTGGGACGGGGAGGCCGATGGCCGCCCAGCGGCGGGGTGCGGGGCGACGGGAGCGCCCGCATTGTTCTTGATCGTGCCGTGCGGCTGAGGTAATCCGAAGCCTGACGGCGTTCTTGTGTTTGGCTGAACACAGTGCGTGGTGCTTGATCTACCCAGGAGGGAGGCGGAAGGAGCGAGATGTGGAACGGCGCGGAGTGAGTGTACGTCGAACGTAGCTAAGTGGAACGTTTATGAGCGAGTGGAGGCGGAAGGAATGGGTCACGCTCTGTGTGAAGTGCTCTTGTTCTGTGCACTTTCAGAGAATGCCGCTATGTGCTCCGCCGCGAAGCGTTTGGCGGAGTCACAAGGCGGTGTACTTGTTTGTGTGTTTGGCTGAGGGCGTGGTGTGCGTGTGTTCTTGTTCTTTGTGAGTGAAGGGATGTACGGCGGCTGGCGTTTACGTTCTGTGTGCCAGTGTCCCGCCTGTACAGCACGGAACGAACCGCACACGCCGCCCGAAGTGCTCTTACAGAAGTGTATGGCACTTTCAGAAACTTTATTGTGTCCCGCCGTGCGGGAAAGGCCTTATCAGAGTTGGCGAAGCTGTCCGACCCTGGGAGCAGACAAGATGGGAAAAGGATTGGCGGCAGAAGGGCGATTGATCAGTTATCGGGTTGGGTGATCGAGAACTAGTGTGCGGGTCTTTTCCGGCACACGAAAGGGCGGCTTGTGACGGTGTTCTTCCGTGGCCGTTGGTGCTTTTGTCCAGAGCTTGCGACCGCGACCCCGAAGGGAACAGCCAGTAAAAGTTGTCAGAGCTTGCGACGCGGTAGGAGCTTTCAGGGTGGTTCTTTGGGGGGAATGTTTATGCGTATTGTCCGCCTGTTGGTGTGGTGCCGGCTGCATTGCCGGGGAAGTAGGTAGCGCCTCCGCCGAAGGTGTTGATCACTCCATTGAGGGAGGCGGAGTAGCGTTTGCCTGTGGCGGCTCCGCTGAAGGTGCAGCTCCAATTTCGGATCATGCCGGTTGAGTCGACGGCGGCGAAAGCGGTGCTGAATGCCGGTGTTCCAGTGATCGTGATGGTGAGAGTGTTGTATTCAATCAATCCACCGGTGCCGGAGTAGAGATGGTTATTCGATGCACCACTGATCTTATAGTTGGCGGTGATGTAGATTTGCGCGCCTGCGAGTGCGATGATGTGCATTGTTGAGCAGGTGCCGTATTCCATGAGTCCGTTGATATTGATGATAGCGCCTCCGCTGGCAGATATACCGGCTGAGGTGGATAGTACCTTGAAGCCTCCGAGATTTAGGATGGCGTAATTGTTCACGTAGACGCCTGGTGCGGCACTGATCACGCAATTGGCAGGGGTGGTGGTGTTGCCGGTCAATTGAATTGTGCCTGCTCCGACCTGGGGCGAAGTGACGCTGACAGCTCCATAGCTTCCGTCTGCCACATGGATGGTCACGTTGTGGCCGTTTAAATCCAACGTGCCATAGACGACGTTGATCGCTTTTTGAATGGTAAGGAACGCGTGTGTTGCATCATTGGCTGAACCATCGTGCGAATCGTTGCCATCGGTGCGGACATAATAATTCGCATCGGCTGCCAGTGTAGTGCGTGGCGTGAAGCCCAGGGCGTTTTGTTTGGCGGCAATTGCGGCTGTGAGTGCATCGAGTGCGGCTTGAAGATCGGTTTGACTGGCGAGAGTTCCGGTTATTGAGCCCCACGTCCCGCCGCCGCCTGTGTGAGTGTGTTTATCCAGGTCATCGAGTGCTTGCTGAAGGTTGTTGTCATCACTGCTCAGCAAGGTTTGAAAGTTGGTGGTGTCAAGCTCGAGATGATTGCTGTCGTGATTATCGTTAGGTAACATCGATTTGGCTCACTTCCATATGCCAAGGGATTTTTTGATTGGCTTGCCAGTTGAAGCGTTCGGCGATTTTGACCATGCTCTTGAACGTCTGGCCACACATGGTGATATTGAGATTGTCTCCGTCTAGAAGCTCGAAGTCGGGATAAATCAGGAACTTGAATTGATTGAGGGTTGCGGGCATGCTGGTGTAGGACGGCCATGTGGCGGTCGAGGGCATGAAGCCGAGATTGTGGATGTGGTAATTCGTGCCATTGGTGCGGTGTTTGGCGAGGGTTTCATCTGTCCAAATCCAGGACTGTTTGTAGGGGACATTCTGGATTAAAGCGAGATTCACAAGTGAGGTGATGTTCTTCGCTGATGGATTGCTGTGGATGGCGAGATTGTAGGCGCGCCAGTGAGTGGAGATAAGCTTGATCTCTTGTGTGGACGTGCTGCCACTGACATCATTGTGTGCGGAGATGTAAGTGGCGTACTTTTGTTTAAGAAGTCCGACCAGCATTTGATTATTTCCGAGTGTAAGCACGGAGCCGGTAGAAGCGAATTGGTATAGCGGCCAGCCTTCGGTATAGTCAGCGGCATAAACGGGTTGAAGGTTTTGAAAGTGTGAGGATCTGATGTTGTTGAGTAAAACATAGGCGGCAACATCGGCGGCCTGGTTGATCTTGTTGCCATTTAGGATATTGCAGTGGAAGATGGCGAATTTGTCATCGAGTTGGATATCCATGATGGCATAATAGTTTGTGGGTAGGAGATACTCAACACCGTTGATCTTTAGGCCGCGTGTGAGGAAGCCAGTGAAAGCTGTTGGATTTACAAAATCGGTGGCAAGGACTTTGACGTGCATTTCAAGGCCTTGGATTTCATAGCCTACGATAGTGTTGTAGATATGTTGATCCGCGCCGCCGGTGGACTGTTGGTAAAAGCGAAACGTGGGAATGCCTGCGGCTGATGTCATCGCCGCTTTGAGTGTGGCGTTGATTGAGCGCATTAGTAGTTTTGACCCGTATCCAAGACCCAGGTTGCAACGATCATGTTCTTGGGTTCGGTAACGAAGTAGTTGGAAAACTCATTTAGGTATTGTTGGGCTATGGCCCTGAGTTCCTGCGCTTCATTGGGTACGAGATTGATTGCTTCCGCGCGTGAGTTGGCGCGCGTGATTGCGGCGAAGCCTGCCGCGCCCAGGGCGAGGATATCCACATCTTCGGCGGGAATGCTTGTGCCTGCACCTGCATCGAGGCCGTCAATGTAATTGGAAATGGTATAGAAGATGGTCAGGGATTGTGCGGTGGTGTAGATGGTTCTTGTTTCGATAAACCAGTGTCCATCTGTCTTGTACGCATAGAACGGGATGGCATCATCTTCTGATGGGTTTGCGGGATCGGATGGATACTCAACGCGAATGATGGCAATTGCGGGAAAGTCGAATGGCAATTCGATGCGCTGTTCATTTGTTCCGTCTATGACATAGGTTGCTTGAACAGGTCTGTAGTTATTGTATTTGGTGAGAGTTTCGCGCAAGGCTTGATCTACCTGGTCGGCGGTGTATTTGGCGAGGGTTGGATCATCCAGAAGTGCCAAGATTTTAGTACGGAAATCTGCAATTGCTGTCATGGGTGAAATCCTTTCAGAATGGCCTTATTTTGGTTTGGACGGTAGATTACTCGGCTTTGGCCTGTTTGTTTGACAGAGGGCTTGTTATTTTAGATAACAAGCCCCTGTGATGTGTCTCACGAGTGTTGAAGTCGGGTGAACTTCAGCAATAAAATTATTTTGGTTTGAAGAACGACAACTTTACGCCTGCGCGCAAGGCTTGAACATCGCCAACGAACATATTGGCAATGGCGAGCAGGACAAGCGGCTGGACAGTCGCGAAAACGGTTTTAGCGTCATCAAAGAACGAGACGCTTCCGTACTTCCCCATGAAGTAAAGAGCGAGGAAGCATGTAGCATCAACCAGAAGGGTCAAGAATTTCTGGTCTTGGAACGGATTGTATTTCATAATCTCCTTTCGTTTTTGGATCTTGCATCGCTGGTTTCAGCGATAGGCGCCCGCAGAATAGTTTGTTTGCAATGGTATTGCCTGATCATAGAATTCAAATGCTCACTTTGCATTACGTTCAAGACGGCAAGCTACTCTGCGGATGACAACCTGATTTAGGAATTAGCCTTTATCGAAAAGGCTAATTGCGCTCTGTGTAGTTTACGACCGCGCCCAAAATATCGAGTGTGGTTGTTCCTGGGCAAACGAAGGACAATTGAACGAGCAGATATTCCGTGTTGAGCAGGAAGATTGCTGTAGCCAACGGGATGAGGAGTTTGTGTTGGTCAACAACCTTTGCGTTTGCGAGGGTGGGAACCAAGGTGCCCTGGGTTTGGGCGGCGACCACGGCGACGGCGGTATCCAAGCCGCGCGAGACCTTGTTCACGGTTACGGCTATGCTGGTGCAATCGGCTACCAGCACTTCGAAGTCAACTTCGATGCTGGCAATCTTCGAGCCTTGAAGTGCAATGGAATTGCTCTGCACTTCAACGGGGATGGTGACGACTGCGGTTTCGGCATTGGCGGTCTTGTGTTTGCAGATCGTGCCTGACACCTGACCGGCTGCATCTGCCCACGTACCGGTAACATAGTGGAATTTGGTTGGCGGAATCCACTGCGCCATGTGTTGGTTACTGGTCATGCTTGATCTCCTTTTTTGAATGGGATGACTTGGCTATGTCATCGAGTTTAGGCTGGAAAGATTGCTCCATCAGTGGCTTGATCTTTCTTTTTCTTTTTTTTGGGCGAAGGTTTGCCGCTGTCGTGTTCGGCTTTGGCTTCGATCTTCGCTTCGCGCTGAATTTCGGCTGCGTTGGTTTGTTCCTGGTCAAACTTCATCTTGCGACCATCCATCAATATGAGCACGAATGCGCCATCTGGGTCAACACGCCATTTGAGTGGTTGGCTGTCGAACTGTGCGGCGAGAGCGTATGCCCTCACCTTCAGTTTGGGGTCGTTATCCATGTTTACACGTTTTCTTTGTGCAACGGTCGGAAGTCCTGAACCAAGATGGCCTTGAAGTCACGGACTTTGATCCGGTGCTCATCGTTCATGAACACGGCTGCATCGGTCTCGCGACCGGCTACAAAGATTTCAGGCTTGACGCCAAAGCGTTCGCCAACGATGATGGATGGTGCAATGGCAGGATCACAAACGGCTGCCCAATCATTGGTATCAGTCCAGTCGGGTACGACCAGGGGAACGACTAAACCTTTGAGCAGGTTTTCGGAATGAACGCCGCTGGTTACATCCCAGGCATTCAAGAAAGCGTCAAAGGCTGTCTTGCGCAAGGCACGCGGAACCAAGCAATAGCGAGGCTCGAGTGCCATCTTCGGACCCGTTCCGTAATAACTGGTGTCATTACGGATAAGCATGGGTTGGTTGTACATGGCGGCGGCCACGGTATCCCATTGTGCCGCAGTCAAAGCTGTGGTCAATAGGTTGGCATGTCCGCCTTTGGTGGTGACGACCGTATTATTGAACAATGCGCCACCATCGGCCATGGTGGGGCCAACGGAGCTGTTGTCTGTGAACACGGCGGCGATTTTGGCTGAGAGGGTGCGAAGTGCGGAGTTTGCCAGTTCTTTCGGATACTGAGCCAGCTTGCGGGTTTGATCGCGGTCGATCATTTCGAGTGTCAATGGAATATATCCACCACGTTTGACGAAGGATGCCGTTTCAGGGCTATCACCGATGGGCAACTCGGTATATTCGCCTTGTTCTGCCACGGTGGGTAGAGTGCCAATCGTTCCGACCAGGACACCCGTAATGTCGTTCAAACTCTCGAAGTGCTCAACTCGGACAATGGACTGCCACCAGTCGTAACCGGCTTTGCCCAATTGATCCCATTGATTAACAACGACCTTATTCATGACGTTGGCAACCAAGCCTGAGAAGTCTGTCGTAATGGCCAGATAGATTTCATCAGGATAATATCCGCCGCGCAATTGGCGGTCTCCGGTGAGTAGGAAGTACAACTCACGGATGCCTGAGAGACGGGCGGCCTTGACCGTTTCGAGACCATGGCTGCGCTCCACACCGAACATATCTTCGACTGCAGCGCGGATTTGATCCTCGCTGTTGAACATGCCAGTCGTGAGACTGCGGCCTGGTCCCTGAACGATGCTGGCCGCAGAAATCTCGGACAACATCTTACGGTCGGCGTCAATGCGGGTTTGAAGTTCGACGGGTTCGAACAATTGTCCGGCTTCAAGTTTGGCCTCGAAGTCTTGGCGGATACGTGCCTGGGCAGGAGCAGGCAGTTTGGATGTGGCCAGTCCTGTAGTCAGCAGATTGGCGCACATCTGTTTCAGGACAGCGCGCGAAGCCAGCGCATCGTTGTTCATCTGAGCGATTTGTTCCTGCGTTCCGCTCAGGTTTTGAAGTGCAGTGACGTTAGGATCGTCACTGGCCGCGGTCTGGTTTTCGGCTTCCAGTTCTTCGTCATCTTTTTCAATGACGGGCGCGGCGGTTGGTTTGATCTTGCTCATAGTGCCTCCTTTTGGGTATTGCGCGCTGAGGAATTTACCACCGCGCGCGGGATCTATAACAGTGTCGCAGGATGCAACACTGATGATCTTCGTTACTTCTCCGGTGCTCTTGTATTGCAAGCGCAGGACTGCCGAGAAGCCAATCGCTTTCATGATGGCTTGATCGGTCTTGGCCGCGTCACGCAGGGCGGTCAAGTCAAGGCCTGCGGGGCCATTGGGGATGAGTTGCAGACGAATGCCCTTTTCGGCTTCATCCCACATTGGATTGTGGAATGCTCCGGCTAAATCTCGGACGGATTGGCCTTGGAATAGTCCGGGGTGGTCAAGGAAACAGGGCAAGTCATCCCATAGACTGATTGAGTCTTTGAGTACGGCGGCACTGAATGAAATGCCGTGGCCTTTGGCTTCGCCTTCTGAGATGGCGATCACGTCAAAGCCGTTTTCAGTGGCTTTGGCTGACAAGCAAGTGAGAGTGAAATTCTTGTTGGGCATAGGTCTCCTTTTTGATTTGATTGCGTAAATTGGTTAGCTCTTGAATGGCTTCATCTCTGCCACAAGAGCAATGACGGTCGCCGCTGTGTATATGGAAGGTGCAAAATGGGTCATGATATTTCAATCGCCGGTCGAGGGCGCTTGTTTTTGATTTCATTGGTTTTCACCTGGCGGTGTAACCTCGCCAGTATCCTTGTTGATATTTGGTTTTGTGTCTTTTGGAAGTGGCACGCCGCTTTTGGTGGTGCCAGCTGGGGCGGGCTTATTGATGTCCTTGCGGATGCCCTGGGGGATGGTCTGGTCACTGTCAAGGACTTCACCGCCGAAGCGATAGACAATACGCATGAATTCCTGTTCGTTAATGAGATGGCGGTCATAGAGATCACCGAATGCTTGCTCAATGTAAGTGACGGCGAGGGCAAGGGAAGTGTTATCCCGTTCGCTGATATCATTGCCGCGTAAGTCAATGGTTGCTTTGGGGTTGACCAAGGGATCAACACGTTTGCGAACAGTGATTACGGTTTCAAGCAGGTCATTTAGCATCCAGAGAAAGAACTTCTGACGCTGTTCAAAGCGGCGGAAAGTGGGTGTACCTGCGGACTCGGCGGTGGTGCGAGTGGAACCTTCGGGTTCGGCAAGGAAGTGCATGGGGATACCTGCGCCGGATGCAATATGCTTTTTGAGTGCGAGGCCGTCATTGGAAGCGTCGTTGGCTTCCAATTTTGGACTGATCACGTCCCATGTTTCGCTCTCATCGGTGACGAGCACACTGCCTGGCTGTGGCGGGTTGGTATTGAGTTCGGCCTGGCGTTTTTTCTTGTCCTGGTCGTTTTTGAATTTGCCTTTGATAATGAACATAAAGGCATTGCGGAAACGATTGAGCGTGGCGCGGTTTTCAAGCCATGCGGAATAATGGCCAATCCACTTAAGAATGTGACCGAGATCACTTTCTCCCCATAAGCAACCGATTGGGCGATTTATGGCATAGTGGAGTACAAAGAGCTTTTGTTCGGTGCTGATTGGATCGTAGGCTGGATAGGGTGTTGTTTCCGTATCGAACGGAATGTAGGAAAGTTCCTGGCGGCAATCATTTGGACGGGTTTGAATGTCCTTGATTTGTTCGGCTGGTAGAGCGCGGACGAATACCATACCTGTATCGTCCACGGTACACAGGAAAAGGAGATCGCCACTGCGCGAGAGTTCGTCGAGCCAATCACTGGCTTGTATGTTGATTTGGTTGAGCCGATGGTTCCAAAATTCATCAATGAATTTTGCAGTGCGTTTATGGTTGCATGACCATTGGATACCATCTGCCCCAAGTACAAATTCATTGGTCAATTCGATGAGACGGCGGGCAATGGGATTGACGCGCCAAGCCAGTAAAGCGTTGTTGATATTGTCGATGCGACTGGCTTCAACTCGGTCGCGGTTGGCGGTTTGGTCTTGCGGATAAAAGGTATTGTCGTTCTCGGTTACAGTTAGAGCGACCTGACGTTTGACTTCCTTTTGGATTTGCGATTTGAAGAAGCGGGCGAGCATTAGAAATTCCTTTCTTCCTGCTTAAGGAAGTCAATCGGTTTGGTGATGAGGGTGGGACTGGTGATTTGCCAGTCGAGATCGTCGAGAATGGCGGTAAGCGAGTCCGCAAGAATGTAGTCATCATGGACGAGTTCGCCTTCCGTGTCGCGTGTGCCATCCTTCACGCCCCAGCGGATGAGTTTGGTTGGACCTGGCAGGATTTCGGATTGGCACTTGTCGTATTGAACGTTTACGGTGTTGTTCGGATCGCAATCATGGAAGCGGCCTGTTTCGATGATGGCGAGGTATCCCCATCCGATCTCGCTTTTTGATTGGGACGTGAATTTGACGGGAATAACCTGGGTGGGATACGACTGGTCAAGCATTGACCACTGACCTTCACCTACGCCGGTGGCGTCAATAACGATGTGCTGTGGTTTCCAAATATCGGCAAGAGCTTTTATCTTGCCGTATATGGTGGTGTGCTTTTCGCCCGTCCATTCGAAGCGTTTGATTACGCGGTACGTGGGTTTGAGCATGGTTTCGAGTGCGGATAGGTCAACGTCCACAATATCGAGCGTTTCACTGTCACGGCCTGGGTTACCGAGGCCTTCAAGGTCGAGTTCGGCTTCATCCTGTCCAGCCACGTCAATGAGAAAGGCATACAAATGCCATGGTGTTGGCATTTCCTGCGAGGGTTGATCAGCAATCATCAGCGCGCGGCGGCCTGCATTGAACATACCGGCCTGGGCGTCAATCTCTTCACAAAAGTATTGCGTCTTTATGAACGGATGCTGGCGTCCCATGCGTTTGATCTCGTTTTGAACGTGTGTTCTATACCATGCGTTGACCTTACCAACCTTTTGACAGTTCACGAGAAAGAACTGTTTACCGCCGAATTTGCGTTCTTCTTCTTTCGCAATCTTTGCCATTTGAGAGAGAAGTGTGTCGGATGTCCAAGATGTGCCGCTGAAAACTTTGGTTGCGTTTCCACTGGCGGCCATGGGTGAAAAGCGTTTGTCGTAAACGCTGATGGCAATATCCTGGGCTTCGTTCATGATGAGCAGGCGGTCGGCGGTGGCTCCGACCTGGTTAGCGGCTGGCTCTGCGGAAAAATACGAGATGCGGGCTTGACCCATGCGCATGATGTAACCGGCTGTGCGTGTGAGATTGCGTCCAAAGATCACGCCGCGTTTCTTTAATCGTTCCATGGCGTTGATCGTCTGCGGCTTGAAGGTGGGTTGAGCACAGACCATATCCGCACCCCAATAGTAAAAGCGCATGGAAAGGAATAAGAGCAGGTTGGCAAGGAGTTCATCCTTGCCGGATTGTCGGGAAAAAATGATCACGAAGGTTTTACCGTCACGATTGGCAACGGATTTGATAATGGCGTTGCCCGCTTCGAGTTGATAGGGTCGGAGTGTGATGCCTAAAAGATGCTGTGCGAAATGTTTCAGATTTCGGGCAGCTTCCTTTTCCTGGCGGAGTTCTGTTGCTGAGCGGGTGATTACCGTTTCCATTTTTGCCTATCGTTTTCACTGAGCATGGCTTCGGCAAGAGATGTGAAGCGCATGGTTTCGGTCTCTCGGTGGGTGGTGTTTTCAATGATGGCGTTGATAATCATTTGCAGATACGCGCGTGCGCCCATGTCATACTTGATTTCGAGATCGGGATCGGTCGCGGCATTGCGTTTGTTAAGGCGTACAACAACTTGAGCACGCGCAAGGTCAAGTTCATTGACGAAGTTGTTTTTCGGCATGGCAGCGAGTTCGTCACTATCCACCACTGCAATGAAGCTTGAATAAATGGTGTGCTTGGAGGCATTCTTATTGCCTTTTTTGCCTGGCATTATCGTTTGAGAGCGTAGAGTGTGTTCACTAGATTGACTAATGACAACAATCCGCCGCCTAGTGTGAGTGAGATTAAGAGATTGAAACGGGTGACTGTTTTTTCGACGAGGCGTAATCGTCGTTCATGATCGTCTGCGACTGTTGGCAATGGATGTAGAGCGCTGGCTGTTTCTTCCATCGTGCGTAAGCGGTGTTCGTGATCGTCTGCGGATTTTTGCAAAGCTGCTAATTGGAGTTCAACAACTTTGCTTTCAAGTTGGCGAATTTTTTCGAGAGAGTCTTCTTCGACGGTCATGCGATTTGTCCGTAGAGATAGCTGACCGGATACCACAAAGGTTTACAGCCTTTTGAGACTTTGAAGCCGCCTTCGGGGTCGAAGATGGGCATTGCAAATAACATCCCGTTCCAAGTTAGACCGGTCGAACCATTGGGATAGATGGAATATGCGAATGGGAAAAGCCATGGCTGTTCTTCCAGTGAATAGCCGTTGTAACTTGAGCATTTGGGAATGCCTGCGGCGCGGAATTGCGTATGTTTGGCGTTGTATTGAAGAACGCCGATCTGCTGGCGGTCGTATTTGTTCGGGTCGGCGGAAGCCAGCAAGATGACAGGCCAATTCATGATGGTTTTGTCCTTGAGCGACAAGTAGATTGAGCCTTTCGGGGTATATACCCGCGTCCAAAGTTTGAGATTGTCACCGATGGACTTAATCCAATCCATCTCGGTGTTACCGAGTTGGACCCAGTTGGTTTGACCGTGGCCGCCGACGGCGTTGAAGGTCCCGACTTTGACCTTCGGCATTTTGAGTTCCGCCTGTGTTTTGAGTGTCCAAATTTCCATGTGAAGTACCTCCATTCCGCCCGGTCGCCCGCATTTAAAGACTGGCCTAGAGTCAATGCGGGCGACTCTAGGCTAATGCGTATTTTCACGTATGTTTTTTGTGTTTGCAAGAGGGAAGCATCGTCAAAGATGACGATAATGCAGGGGTGGTTACACCCGTTTGAAATAAAAAAAGGCTGACTTTCGTCAGCTCTTTTATTATTGAATATGCGTTGGAAACTTGCTGTTCGGATCAGGGATCCAATAGGGTTCCGAAGTCCCGTTCCAATAATCCGGATTATAGATACCCCCGCCAGGACTATAACATTCCCCAAGGACAAACTCAATTGGCGCAGTATCCGGCAGGTTGCATGGTGGATATTGTCCTGGTTGAGTTGGCGGAGCGTTTGGTGAAACCCCGCTCAACGAATTCTCAAGTCCTGGCGTCGGGAAACATCCATCCTGCCACGGTCCGATACCATCCCGCATCCGGCACCACGAGTCATCCGGTTGCAGTATGGCCGGATAGGTAAAAGCATCTTCGACCACGCCGCTTGTATTCGTCAGGGTCACGGTCTCCCCGCTGTCTTTAAGTAAGAGTTGCGTCTTTGATCCGAAAAAGACCTTCCGCCCATTAGGTGGCAATTGCAGGCTGGGGATGGTGTAGCTACCATTGCCATTATTCGGATTAACCTGTAATGTCCAATTCGTTAAAGTGGCAATACCCGGCCCCAGGTTCTCCACCTCGATGAACTCATCCCCGTTATTGATCTCCCCATCCCCATTCCAATCCGATCCGGGACGCGGCAGTATTTCATTGATCACAACAGCAGGGATAGGGGTTGGCGCAATGGTAGGGGTCGGTTTACGGGGAGTTGGTGGTATTGGGGTAGGCGTTTCAGTCACGGGGGGAGAAGCCCAGTTCAGGCGTCCAGGAGTGCCACGAACATGGTTACCGTTACGATCCAGCGGCGTATTCGCGGTTGGCCCGGCAAAGGTGACCCAGGCGGATGGACTATCGGCGGAAATAATTCCGCTAGGAGGACAATAGCGTTCCATGCTGGAATAAGCAAGCTTTCTAATCGAGTTGGATGCAATACCTGCCGGCCAATACCCATCCCACCAATTAGCGTGATCAATCAATGACCCTGAGTTGGTCAACTGCAAAATTTCGCCATCGGGCGTGAGACTCAAATTGGAGTCGACTTGGTCAATCGTAACGTCTTTAAACTCATCCTTAATATTCGCAAGCAGAAAATAACCATGAGCAGGGATGGTCTTCGTCCCATCCAGAGGAATATCCGTACTGGTATCCACAATAGTAAATGTCCAGCCGCTCAAGTTAAGTGGAGAGGCACCTGGATTATAGAATTCCACCCACTGATCGCCTGTATTCGTTGACGAAGTTCCCATCCAACCGACTTCGTTGATGACCAGTTGCAGACTTGATGTACATGGATTGGGGTTATTTACCAATTGTGGCATATGTCCAACAGATGCAAGCGACGGAACGATGACAGCCCCTAATAACCCTGCCAAAAGCAGAAGTGCAAACAGCGTTCGAAACAAGAGCTTTTTGCTAATCATCCCCCTGATTTTATCAAAGAAACGCCAAATGATGTGATTGGAAAATCGAGGATCAGCCTGCCCCATCCGAGCTTGACATAATCGCATTTTCTGACGATAATAGGGTCGGAGGTAGCCATGGCAAATTATCCTGGTGGTAAGAATGGGGCTGGAACCTATCAGAAAATCATCAACCAGATGCCGCCGCATGACGTGTACATCGAGCCGTTTCTTGGTTCGGGTGCGGTGATGCGGTTGAAACGGCCTGCGGCATGCAGTATCGCTATAGATATGGATGTGAGGTGTACGAACAAAATCAAATGTGCTCTTCCTGGTGTCCACGTCGTTTGTGATGATGCGATATCCTTTTTGAAAGCCTACAACTATAAGGGGTGTGAGTTGGTCTATGCCGACCCGCCTTATCTTGGCTCTACGAGGTCATGCAAGCAGGCCATCTATAAACACGAGATGATGAGCGACGATGATCATCTCGAATTGCTGGTGGTCTTGAAGTCACTGCCTTGTATGGTCATGCTTTCGGGTTATTGGTCGGAGTTGTATGCGCATGAGTTGAAGGACTGGCGCTCGATCTCGTTTCAGGCCATGACGCGCGGCGGGTTTGCCGCGACTGAATGGCTATGGATGAATTATCCAGAGCCATTTGAATTGCATGATTACTCGTATCTTGGGGAAAATTTTCGGGAGCGTGAGCGGATCAAGCGTAAGAAGATACGTTGGGCAGAACGTCTCAAGTCCATGCCTGCGCTCGAACGGTTTGCGATTTTGAGTGTCATCGCTGAATTTGCGGGTGCTGGCGATCGCTGAAATTAGTCACCATCGAATATGGTGGTGCGGACCTGAACGACAAAGCCCCTCGGTTTTTCCGAGGGGCTTTGGCTTTGCGGAATGTTGTCTACCATCATGGTTTGCTTACCATCTCCGCAAGCTTTTTCATTTCTTTCATATGAGCGTGGCGGGCTTCATAGACCAGATGAGCGATGAGGTCTTGATCGTTGGTGCCAACCAGTTGCATTTCACGCAGGCGGATTTCGAAATGGATATTCTGCGGCCAATCTACGCGGACGACAAGATGCTGGAATGCAAGGCTGAACGTGACCATTGCCTTATCCCCTATTTTGAATTCAAGAGTTTTGATAATTTGATAGGTTTGGTACATGGTTGCTCCTTTCAAGCGAACTTCAATTGATTTAGGCCTATCTTTGTGATTTTGGCTTTCAAGCACTTACGCCCGCGCTCCATCTCTTGATTGGGTTGTTCTTTGGTTTCAAGAAAATACGGCCAGTGATTGAGCACGGTAACGAATTCGTTCAAGGATGGATATACGTTGTCGCGTGAGATGGTTAGAGCGAATTCATCACCGATGTTGGTGATGGTGATATGCAAGCCATTACTGAGTTTGCGTGTGAAGGGACGGTTTCTCTGTGCGAGGGCGTCAATCACCATATCATTGAGCATTTGGGAAAGGATGGACATTGCGTTACTCCTTGAATAAAGATTTTTTGAATTGGTCGCGCTGTTCCTTGGTCAGCCTGCGCCATCTCTGCTCATATTCGGGAAGCGGCGGTCGGGGCTGAGATGGTGTGCGCGGTTTACGTGGCCGGCGCGGAAGGAAAAGTTTTAGCCGGATGGCTTCATTGCTTGGCTCTTGTCCGTAGTGGATGAGGGCGTAAAGATATTTCACATTGACGCCGATCTCCTGAGCAAGTCGGTGATATTTGTATCCGGCCTTGCGATAGGCGGATTTGAGTTTGCGTGGGGTCTTGGGATGGATGAGGTGAGTTTTCATGGGCAAGTTGTGGAAGTCACCCAATCTTGAGACACCCATCCCTCGGTCGTCTCGGTCTGTACCATAAGCCAACCGTCGACCGGCTGGCCGATCACTTCCAGCACTGTACCATATGGATACCAACCGATTGCGCTTCCTGCTGGTGCATCGCGTAGCCATAATGACTTACTGGCTATTACCATCATGCACGGCAAAGGATAACGAGTGCCGATGGGTGCAGGTGTTGTCCATGTGGCCAACATCGTCGGAGTTGACGAGGCTGCCGGCATAGTCAAGCTTGGTGATGTTGCAGCATCGCTGTTTGTGGTGATTGGATATCCTATCGCTGTTTCTGGTGGTGTGCCCTGGGGTGTGGTTTCCATGCACGCGAGGGAAGTAATGAGCAGGGTCAATATTGAGAGAATGATCTTAGTCTGTCGTAGTAGGGGCTGTGTACAAGGGGTACAAGTCCGGTGCAATTGGCGGACGGAAAACTTTTTAGATAGAGGGATGATCATGCTTGGCTCCTTTGAAGTTGTACTGAAGTTGTACCCATCCTTGCCTGTGGGCAATTGTGTACGGATGGGTACAACTCGGATTTAGTGGTTTTTGGTTGGGATCTTGACGGGTTCGTCTGTGGACAAGGGGTACAACTCGGCCAGTTGTACACATGCCTCTGTGTACAACTCTCCAACCGGTTCGGGCAGACTGGTCCAAAGCTCTTGGAAGGCCTGCCAACCTTCATCCGAGAGATACCAGCAGTTGAGAAGTTCAACATTCAGGTGATAGCGCGCGGCCATTTGGAACGTCTGTACTGGCGGCCAATCGTGGGCAAGTCCGCCAAAGATGGTCATTTGGGGCGGAGTGAGTGACGTGTTGATTGCCTGATAGGTGCGTTGGTCGTCCAAAGGCAGGGCGTTGAACAGTTTGTGCTGGTCAAAGTGATATGCGTACCAGTGGGAGCGCGAGGTTTGGATTTGGCTGGCTGTGATTACGAGCGGTTTTCTTGACATCATTCTCCTTGGTGGTGGTGCCGGCTGTCTCCCAGGCGAGATGGTGGCGGCTGTTACGCTTCAATGTCGGCGTAACGATGACGGATGCGGTAGGCTTTTTGTTTGCAAGCCGGACTGTGGTATTTCCGTGTGCCATTGCGTCCGCGGTACATGAGTTGGCCGCATCCAGCACACGGAATATATTTGCTATCAGTCATCAAGAAAGGTGTCGTCGCCCATGGAGGGCATGTCCGTTTCTGGTTTGCGTTGGTCAAATGCTCCAGCTTCTGCCAATGCTTTCACCATCCAATCGGGTGTCTTTGATAGGGCGGGGATGGTGGTTGTATCTGCGGCCTTTTTGACGAAGCCTTGCTCGGGGTCAACGGCAAGTGGGGGAATGGGTTTGTTGTGGAAGTGTCCGAGGCCAAAGGCTCCAATATCCGAATACATGTTCTTGAAGTCAGCAGACCATTGGGCATAAAGAGCCGGTAGCATTTCAACAGTTATTTCTTCGGCATTGTCTTCGATGTGCTTCAGCAGTGCATCTTGCACCGCATCCTTCGCCGCATCTTCCCGCATCTTCCGCATGTTTTCAGGTTCCACGATATGGAAGAAGAAAACAGCAATCAGATTTAGGCCAATCAATCCGCTGAGCATTAGGATCACATTGCGGATGTCGTCTTGTGAGAGTGTGGTGATTTGGCCGGTCTGGCCTGAGCGGTAGAGTGTGTCAATGGTGAATAGGCCGATACTGCCGCACATATCCACGACTGCAATCAAGGCGGCGATTGTTTTTTGAGGGGTGCCACCGGCTTGCTTCAAAAAGATGACAAGCCAGATAATCGCACCGCCTTCCGTGGCAAGCAGGCCTAAAAAGCCGATGAGTTTTTGATTGTCGGGCAGGGTGGACTGGATGAAGTCGAGTGAGCGACTTCCAGCGTACACGAGTAGGCCGATTGCCATGATGTAAAAAGCAATCAGGCCGATGGACTTGAAAAGTTTGTTCATTTGATAGGCTCCTTGTGGTGTAAAATATTGTTGGCTGACCGTCCGCTTGTCGTGGCTTGATAGGCTCCTGCGGGTGGGCGGTCGGTTCATTGTTCCGACGTTCCTGGGCGTCGGTTACATCATCAGGCGTGGGGTCATCCAAGCCTGCCAATGCCGTGAGGTGAAAAATGATACATTTGTTGGTTCACTTGCAAGTGCAAGTGATGAACTTCCTTGCGTCGTTCCCGTTTGCTGAAACGACGAAGGATACATATCGCCGCGTCTTGCTTCAATTGATCGAGCTTCCTTTGCTTGGTGAATTGAGTGCGGCGGACTTGCTAAAGTTTGTTGAGCGGCCCGAGTGGGGGAATTCACAACGATATGTCGCGTTGTGCGTTTCTCGAAAGTTTTTGAGTTGGGAGTATGGGGTGGGTCATCCGGCCTTGATTGCCCGGGTGAAGCGGATTACTGCGTCACCGCAACCACGACTGACTGGTGTACAGGTCATGCAGTTGGTGGCAATGTTCAATATTCAGACCGTGTTGGGTTTGCGTGATCGGGCGTTGGTGTATGTGGCGCTGGATTGCAATTTGCGTGCAACGGAGTTATGTCGGTTGGAGTTGGGGAATGTGGACTTAGGTCAATGCAAGCTGTTTGCTTTGGTCAAGGGCGGGCAGTGGGCTTGGAAAACTTTCAGTCCCGAAACTGCTGATGCTATTAGGGCATGGATTGACGTGAGACAACCCGCGCTTGGTGTGCAGACGTTGTTTGTGGGCTTTCAACATTCGCATAAGGGACAATCGCTTACGCGGGAGGGATTGAAAACTATCATGCTACATTGGAGCAAGAAGGTGGGTTTTCACATTTCACCCCATATGTTCAGACGGTCTTATGCGAGCCTGACCACGTTGGCCGGTGCGCCGAAGAATGTGGTAAAGGCGGGTGGTGGATGGAAAAGTGACGCTGTGCTTGACCACTATATAGGGGATTTGGAATTGGAAGCTACACGTCAATATTTGCCAGTTGGGAGGTTGGCAAAATGAAGTAAAATCAAGGCGCAGAACCTGACCCCAAAGCAGTTGGTTGTGGGTTCGAATCCCGCCAGGGGCACCTGTGTAAGTTGTAAAGGTTCTGCGATAACCTTTCGCTTACCCATTGGAGAGAGGGCTGGCTGTAACCGGCTCTCTTTCCGTTTTTAGGGGGCGAATGTGGCGAATGACTAATTAGGTCTGATCACCACGGGGGGGGATTTATGTATATACTGGTCAACAAGCTCTTTCGAAAGCTTGTGATTGGCTTCAATCAATGCAAGAACAGCAGCAACCATCGCGTCTTCAAAAGAAATCTCGCCTAATTCAACCATCGCAAGAAAATGATGCAACAAAGCATTACTCAAAGATGTTTTATAAAGTTCTTGAAGATTAAATTCTTGTTGCGTCATCTTATCTCCACAAATGGCACTAGCAACAACAACACCAGACCGTAGAAGAACAAAGCATATTTAATCCCGACCAATTGCTCATTGAGTTCAGCTTCGGTTGTTGGCTGGCATAGTCGAGCGTTGGTGAGTGATGTAATTATCCACGTCCGACTTAGGGATGCGTAACGGGCTATTGCGTGCATCGGGGTTGAGTTTGTAGGCATGGGGAAAATGTCCGGCTTGATACAGATTTACGATGGTACGGACTGAACAACGAAGCGTTTTAGCGACTTGCTTTGTCGATAACTCTTGTGGATCGCTGTTTTTCATTTGCGTATTGTACGCAAATTAGGAAATAAGTCAAGGGTGGGTGGCAAACCCCAAGCCCAGCGCGAAGCCGTCAGTGTGGGCACTTACAGAAACGAATTTGAAGGCCAACCCAAAAGCCTGCACGAGCTTACAGTCATAGAGTCAAACGTCAACGGCAACCACGAAGTGCCGCCACAAGGCGGCGCGATTTTTTGCGGATCTGAATTGGATATTGTTGCTCAAGTATCGCCATTTCTGGCGAGGGTGCCGGCATAGTCATGGCTGACGGTGCTGCAGCATCGCTGTTCCTGGCGGTGTCTTCGATCGCATCGCCGTTTATGGCGTGGTGATATCGCATCGCTATTTCTGACGGTGGCCCAGGTATCGCCTTTTCTGGTGGTGCTGGCCAAGGCGTCATCGAGGCTCGTCATTTCTGGCGATTGGATCCTGCATCGCTGGTTCTGGTGATAGGCCCTGGCTCGCTGTTTCTGGCGATAGTTACCGGTATAGTCATGCCTGGCGATGTTGGCCAGCATCGTTGTTTTTGGTGGTGTGGGCGATCGTACATCGTCGGGGATGGCGATAGGATCCATGGAATAAAAAAACTCCCCACCTTGTACGGTGGGGAGTTGGTGAGTGAAGTATATCAATTGGTGATTGTTGCCTCGTCGGGGATGTTGTCCACGTCCATATGCTTACCACAATCTTGGCATTCGCCAATCGATTCCCATTCGGCGGGTTGATCCTGCGTCTCACATGCGACACGGATGGTCAAAATCTTGACGTGCAGGTGTGGGCAAACGGGCATTATAGGTTTTCCTTCCTTTGAGAGATTTTTTCAAGGCATTGAACCATGTAATAAGCTTGTTGCAAGTATTCGTTGTCTTGGTAAATTGTTCCTTCAAATCCGTCACCTTTGCTATATTCTGCCTGGCGCATGGTTTCAATTCCATACTCTGAGATGTTGGGATGGATTTGGTAGATCACAAGGCGCATGAATTGCGCGAGGGCTTCACGTTCTTTCTTGGTCATGGCTATTGTCCTTCCGGTTTGGTTGGGTCAATGCGTAAAACTGCTTTATGCTTCCATTCACCCACGCGGATGATTATTTTTTTCCCGATCAGGTCTGCGACGGTATGCGCGGAGGTGGAGGTTTTGAGGGCGGCAATGTCGGCGCCCGCTGACAGGAGGTAACCGCGCGGGAACTCTGGTCCCGTTTTGGTTTGGAAGTATAGAACGGGTTGAACGATCACGCGAGGTTTGTGCGTGTCGGGGTCAATGTCCTTCGGGTTGGGGATGGTCTCCTCGTTGGTCATGCGGGAGATGGTGACAGTGATTTGCTGGACGTGCCAGCGTTCCAAGAGGTCTGTAACCTTAAGGAAGCGGGCGGGATGCAAGTCGTCAAGTAAAGTTGTTGGGGCGATTGGGTTTGACATTCTTATCCTTTCTTTTTTAATTCTTTGGTTGTCAGTGTTCCTACGGTGCGCCCGTCTGCGTCGAAGGTGGGGTATTGTGTGCCTTCCCAAAGTTCTTGGTTTCCATAATTGACGGATAGGGAGAGTGTCTCTAAGATGCGCGCCAATTCTGCGCGGGTCTTGTCAAAGAAAGCGGGCGTATTGGTCTTTATGGTGATTGTTACTTTCAGGGGTTGCATGGTTTCATCCTTTCAGGAGTTTACAGACTTTGATTGCCTCGGCGGGTGTAACCGTCAAGCGCATTTCTATATTATTAGTGCGGATTTCCACGGAGTGGATTTTATCGTTTGCGCTGTAAAATGATTTGTTCCAATCGACATAACGTAAGTATTTTGATAGTGCCTTTCGGATTAAGTTTTCCTTTCTTGTTTGTTGGTCTATGCGGTCTTGATGTTGTTTGCATTCGATCAAATATTCTTTCGCGTGGGGAAGTAGGCGGCGTTTGATGTCTGCGGCGAGGGATGTGGGTTGGCGGTCAATACTCATTGAAATAACTTCATGGTCAATGAGAGAAGTAATGCCGCGCGGGGTGGTTGCCCATGCTTTGAGATGATAGGGGGCGGAGTAGCCGTCAATCGACAAGCTAATATAGGCGTCGTCTGTGTGGATGTGGTTACTCCATCTTTCGGGGTCAATGTCGGCGCGCCAAAGTTCGCCTGTACTAGCCGTCATTTCAACGGCTAGAGTTATGGTCAATTGGGCAAGGTCTGGTTTCTCGGTCATGGTCATAATCCTGGGTCGGCGTCTGTGAAGTCGTCAAATTCTTGTGTGTACTGGCTGGCTGTTTCATCGTCCATTATTTCGATGCCTTCATCTTCCAGCACTACGCGGGCGGCGTCGGCGGGGGTCAATCCATCTGAGTACATGTCATAATATAGTTGGTCTGGCATATCATCCAGTTCCACGCCCGCGATTGAGCGGGCGTGGAGTCTGGCTTGTTCCATCCATGTTTCAAAGTTTGTAGTCATGCTGACAGGCTTTCATAATCTTCTTGGCGGTCTTGGCGCTTCTCGAATTTCTGCGAGCCGTACATAGCGCGGATGGCGTCAAGCGATTTTTCCGAGCGGTTGAAAGATGGCACACCGGCAAAGTACCACGCGGCTTTTTTGTGTGCCCATTTGAATTCAAGTGCCTTCAATTCTTCCTTGTGCGCTTTGGTCTCTCCGGTTACCCAAACCCATAAACCGCATAATTCGACATTCAAGCCCATGTTAAGGGCGGCTTCGATTTTCTGGCGGAGGATTTCCGTCAATCCGTCAATGTCGTGAAAGTCTGCGGCGCTTTTCTTGCCTTCGGCGTGGGCGGCTTCCTGACGTTGGCGGGCGGCATGGGCGGCGAAGTGGGCGCAGAAGTCTGCAAACTCGGCGTTAAGTTCTTGGGTCTCGCGGGTGGCGGTTTCCTGTTCGTCTTTGGGTCGGCGGTCGGGGTGTACTGAGAAGATCACGCGCTTGTATTCGCGGGTGGCTTCGTCCATTGTTTGGCAGTTCGTGAAATGTGACATGATTACCTTTCTATTCGGCGTTATCGTGTTGTTTTGTGAGATAGTCAAAAAAAGTTTCTTGCATGGTGGGTAAACGGGTGTACTCATAGCGTAGGCGATAGCTATAATTCCCGTTGCCTTTGTGTCCTGAGTAGTAATACATTTCAAGGCTGGTTTTCTCTGCTTCGCTTCGGTCATTACCGAAGCATGTACCATCTTGGCTTAGCCAATGGTCATCTGCAAAATGTGCTTCGCAAAAGTCACGATGTAGGATTATCTCGTCACGGATGATGATAGGCCCTGGGCGGGGTTGGCGTTGGATGGTTGGGGCGGGTTGGTTGGTGGGGTGTACTCTCATTTGGTTTCCTCTGTGGCGTAAGCGGTCAGGGAAAAGGCTTCCTTGATTTGCGCGGGGGTTCGTGTGAAGCATTTATAGTTTTGGTTGGGGATGGGTCGGAGTAGGATGAGGCCATTTACGCGGTATCCGGTTTCGACTTGGTAAAGAGCGCCTGTCAGTTTTGAGCGTGCATAGATTTTGACGGTAGCATCTTTGGGGGCTTGGATGTGCGGGGGAGAAAGGCGGAAAGTAATAATCATATTGATAGGTTCCTTTTTTTTTAACCACTGGAAACGCTCCAGCGGCAGTAGCTAGTCGGATGGAAGAACCAATTGAGCAGGGTTCCAATGCCAGCAGGGCGGCAATCCTAAAACGCCAAAAAGGGAGGCTTGAGCCCAAACGCCAGCACAATCACGCGGAGGGGCGGAGGGACGGAGCGGGGAATAAGCGAAAACGGGAATATTTTGATTGACGGCGATCTGTGCCACTTTGAGCGAACCATTGCCCGGCGCAAAGAAAACGGCAAAGGAAGCGCCCACAAGGCCAGCACGCGAGCGCGCCATAAGGCGCGCAACAAGTCGCGCCCGAAGAAGCGAAGGACTAGACCAAACAACAGGGATACCACGCGAAGCGGCAAGGCGGACAAGATCAACAGCGGAGGCAGACCATGAACCAGAGCCGGAGGCGTCAAAAGCGGCGCGAATGGTCACACGCGGAAACGATGAGGGACGAAGGAGAACGGCTTGTATAACGGCGGCATCGGCGCCAATAGCACAACCCACAGACAAGGAAAAGCCGCTAGTGAGAAAAGCGTCAACCACATCAGCGACAAGGGGAAAAGCGGAGGGAGGCAGGGAACGCGTACCACCAAAATAGACGGTAGCCGCAAGCGGGGCGGGGGTGGGATTTGATTGATTGGTTATCATGAACTTGATTATAAGGCAATATAATCAAGATGAAGGTTAGAGTTAGATTAGAATATATGTATATAAAACCATAAGTGACGATGGCGGCCAGCAGGTCCGCGCGCCCGCTGATAGGGCGGAGGGGAAAGAGAGCGCCCAGGGTGGAGCAGAACAGTAAACCGGACAAAGTTGGTCGGAACACACCATACACCACACACTAGCCGAGGGGATGGGGTTTGGGGAAGGGGGGTCTGCAATGAGTTCCCCCTTACCCAAGTTCAATATCTTTTGCGGTCTTTGCGTTACCGCTTTTTAGTTCTTACTTTCAGAGTTGGATGTGGAATGGAGGCACACAACAAAACGATAAGCGCAGATAGGCGGCGGTACTCCGAGAAAAGCAATGGGTCTGCCCGAAGGGACGGCGTTCTTCCGCCCTTGCTTTTCGTCCGCCCTGCGCTATCCTATCCAGTGCTGCCGAAATGGAACCCTGGTAGCAGATTGGTTGTCAGACGCGGGTCTTTGTGTTCGTATCTTTCAATGCTCTTTACCGCTGGTCTTTGTGAAAGTGGCAGTGCGGTCGCGTGGGTGCGCTTCCCACACGTCCGCTGTGCCGTTCTGTGTTTGGCTGAAGGTATGGTGTGCGAGTGTTCTTGTTCTTTCTTTGGTTGTCCGCCGGTGTTCTGCCGGGCGGCAATCCAAAGCGCACACGATACCTGAAGTGCTTGTACAGAAGTGTATGGTTTGTGGTTGGCAACAAAAATCCCCTCTATTCGAGGGGATCAGTACCGGCAAGGATGCGGATGGCTTTGGATCGGTTTGGGTGGATTTGTTTGAGTGCTTTTTCGGTCTTGGTATCAATGTAGATGCGGACATATTTACCACCTTTGAGGAATGCTGGCCTTCCACTGCCTGGTCTGGCTCCGCCTTGTTTTTTGACGGTGTAGGGTGCTTGATCTTCCATGTTTTTGTATCTCCTTATCTATAATATACACCTATAATCAAGTTGTTGTCAAGGTTGATATTGAGGTGTGCGCGTAGTTGCGGAAACGATGAGGAACGATGAAGTTGTGTTCGTGTCTTTCAATGTTCTTTACAATCACGGCGTTTTTGTCGGCATGGAGCACAGGCTTTTAGGCGCAACTGCGCCGACCTTGCCGGAAAACAAGGTGCGGACTCTGGCGGCTTCTTTTATGCGCGCCAGAGTCCGCACTTACCACCAGAGAGGCAAGGGAAAAGGGAAAGCCCTGCGCCCCTATCCCAAGTTCAACACACCATGCTGGACATGCCGCCCGCGGTGGTTGGGTGCGGGGCGCATGGCCGTAGGGTGAGGGGTTGGGTTTGGGAGGGGAGCGGGGCGTCTGTGCGGAGTGCCGTCGCCGTGGGCGTTCGTGGCTGAGCGAGCGGTGT